AGATCATTATAGGAAATTCCGTTTTTACCATTGAGCATTGCACCATAAGAGGTGTTTGCTACCAGTTTCAGGGCGTTTGCAGTTTTCTTGTCCCCGGCTTTCTTCGCTTTCATTCTCTCTTCCAACATATCTACGAAAATCTGAGGTGATGGTATATTCCTACTACAGAATCCATATTGCTGTCCTGCCGAAAGAGGTATAGTCATAAGATGTGGATAGTAACTACCTACGTCCTTGTTTCTGATCGAACGATTTTCCGTTGCCACCTCTACATAGTTCGGGATTGCTCCATGAATCCCTCCGTAGGCTATAGTGCAAACACAATCACCTATCCTAAATTCAATGCTTGCACCCTTGATCTTCCTGCCGTATTGATCGTAACCACCGAACAGGTCAATGTCCGGTACGTTCGGATCATGCAGTCGATCAAAGAAATCAAATATTTCCTGTGGAATATACTGCCGAAGCAGCTTATCCGGGTATTGGTAATTCCTTTCATCCGTCCAAGGTTTCTCCGGTTTCTCAGCTTGCAGGTACACGCTTGTCAGTTTGGCATTTGTCATATACATTGCCTTACGGTCTGTCAGACCTCTCTTCGCTCCTACAGCAACTTTGTTATCCAGATATCCTTGTCTCAGTTTCCAGAGAATTTCTGTAGCATCTACGTCATATCGGCAGTAGTATTCAGTCCTTCTTCTCTCACTCTCCGTCAGCGGACGGTCAATGTTGAAGTCAACCCCTGTTTCCTCAATCGGTATTCCAAGGTGTGCTTCAATAGCTTTCAGTGAGATTCCGTCCTGACAATCATCTCTCAGGTCAAAGCTGTCAAAGAATACTCTGTACTCTTTCAGTGATGGGATATCCCATCCGCTTAACTCTTCCTGAATGATAAGATCATTGACTTTCTTCACCTCTTCCGGTGTAAAGCCACACATGACTGCCTTTAGTATGAAATTATCGTAGTGCTTATTGTTGAACCCGCCTAAGAACGGGTCACGTTCCATAAATGCTATTACAGCATCGTTGTCGTTCCAGATGGAGATGTGTTCGCCTGTGACAACATCTTTGAAATCAAAGAGCCAATCATAAGCGAATACCTCACAGTCGAATATGTATGTTCCCTCAACCATGAGATCACCTACCTTAGAGCCTTTTGCACTTGCAGGAGTTCTTGTCGTGCCTGCACACATCTACGATGGATAGACTCTCTTGAATGTTCTGGTGGAATACATCCCCATTTATCTGGTTCGGCACTCAGACTTTCCTTGACTCCTTCCATCAGAAGAATGGCTGTATCAAGGTGTCTTGCACTTTCTTCACTAATCTTCATAAGGGTAATCTTCAAACCAATCATTTGCGTAGGAGAATAGCATCATATAGATTTCACAGATTACACACACGATGAAGGGAATCCATGAATCTGAATCAATAAGACAAGCTGACACAATCCATACAAGGCTAACCGCCCAAGCTATAGCTTTCAAAATTTTATTCTTCATGGCTATTCTCCTTCCAAAATTCTACAGTTACATTTTCGGTAACTGGTGCATCGTTTCTTGAACGACTTTTCCAGTGACCGGATGAAGTCTACATAGTCATAAGCAATCGGTTGTTCTTTCCCCTCAAAGGTTCGTGCGATACGTCCAACACTCTGAACGATTACCGCATAGTCTTTCTGTGGAGTTGTCAGGTACAACCTGTCCAACCGTGGGATATCAAGTCCCTCTTTAGCCAGTGAGTACGATGCGAACAAGTATCGTTTCTTGCCTGTCCTCATGTCCTCAATAGCCTGCTCACGCTCTGCTTTCTTCTTCTTCGTTGTCATGCTGCCATCAATTACAGCAGCCTGCGATTTCAAGTCCGGGGGTAGTCCTTCATACAGAAGTTTCAGATGATCCACTCTCTCGGAGAGGATCAGGTTGTAATGCTCCCGGTTGCCTACAAGGTCATTTATGATAAGCTGATTCCGGTCTGTATGAGAAGTAAGGTAAGTAATCATCTTGCAATAGTTGATCGTTCCATCACTATTCAAAAACGCAGAATCAAGTTTCACGCCTGTACCTTTCGGCTGTACATCTACCGTCATGACTCTGGACTTTACAGCTTCATCCGGGACTGTGTAGATAACGTGTCCCAACATAGCGTATGTAGCCTTTATCAGTCCGTCTGCCCTATGGACGGTTGCAGACAATCCATATTTATGTCTTGCCCTGAGTGTGTTCAGCACTTTACTAAACTGGGTTACTGCTGTAGGTGTCCCGGCTACCCGGTGACATTCATCTACAATGATGCAGTCCCATGTGTCACGGTACTGATCCAAGTCAACCTTGCACATCGTCTGGATGGTTGCAAAGGTCATTGTCTCTCCGATATTGACTTTTCCTTCTGTAATAGTCCCCAGAAGTGACTTGTCAATATACTGTGCTGCTCTGTTCTTACTCTGGGTCAGCAGGTCTTTTGTATGGGTGAGCCAAAGTGTTTTAAGCTGCATGGCACACGCAAGGGCTATGCCGATCTGCGTTTTACCTGACCCCGCAGGTGACTGTAAGATTCCATAGTGATTGATAATCATTGCTCCTACAGCTTCCTCCTGATAGTCATACAGCGGTACTTTCGCTCCCTTATAATCTACCTTTACCTGTTCGGCAAAGAGTTTCTTCACGTCCCCTTCCAGAAGCGGAAGGATTGATCGTAAACACCCAAACGGGATGATTACTGAGTCACCGTCAACCTCATACATTACAAGGATTCTGGGTGTATCTCCCAACCAGAGATTCATTCTGGCTTTCTTCTGATATTCCGGGTTCGGTATTTCTAAATGCTTTTTACACCAGTCAACCATGTCCGGTGAAGGGTTAGTGATTCGTAATCGTGATCCGATTTCCGTAATCATTCAAATTCCTCCACCCACTGTCGAAAAGTCTTGTACTGAGGAAATTCCTTTTCGGTGATCGTACCCTCACCGTAAAGCTGTCTCAGCATGAGTTCATCGAAGGACACCATATAAATGCGTCCGTCTTTCAACTTCATAGCAAAGTAACAATGCTCATTCCCTGTCTGCTCCCACAGTGTCATTGCCCCTTCCTGATTACCTTCAATCCGGGATAATGGGAAGCGGTTGGTTTCACATTCCTTACAG